GGTAAGCCTCAGAAACAAGCAGTAGCGATTGCTTATGCGACTAAACGCGCTGCTAAGAAAGATGGCGGTGGACTCTACGCTAATATTCATGCAAAGCGTGAACGAATCAAAGCTGGCTCAGGTGAGCGTATGCGTAAGCCAGGAGCTGAAGGTGCTCCAAGTAAACAAGATTTTATTGATTCAGCAAAAACTGCGAAGAAAAAAGAGGGCGGTTTGTCGCTAACAGTAGGGCGGGGTGAAAAATTACCAACAAGCCAAGGCGCAGGATTAACCGCTAAAGGCAGGGAAAAAGCAAACCGAGAGACAGGTAGTAATTTGAAAGCACCTGCACCGAACCCTAAATCTGAAAAAGAAAAAGGTCGTAAAAAATCATTCTGTGCTAGAATGTCGGGAGTAGTAAAACACGCAAAAGGTGATGCACCACGAGCTAAGGCTTCGTTACGTCGCTGGAATTGCAAAGATGGTGGGCAAGTTAAGAAAAACTATTAAAGGGTGGTAAATGAGCACGAGTGGCACAGTCGGGCAAACAGTTATTACTGTTCAAAATTTAATAGATAGCGGTGCTCGTCGCGCAGGAAAACTTGCCGAAGAATTGACTGTAGAACAAATACAAGCATCAAAACAAAGTTTGTATTATGTTCTTTCAAACCTAGCTAATCGAGGAATTCAGTATTGGTGTATCAATAAAGTTATTATTGGGCTAATTCCGGATCAGACATATTACTATTTGCCTGTAGGAACTGTTGACGTGTTGAATGCGAACTACAGAACATTGACTGCCATCACTACAGGCGCTAATAGTTCTTCAGGAGTAACTGCTAATGCCTTTGACGGAGTCGGTCAGAGCATCTGCCAGTTAACGACTAACACTGGTACTATCGGAATCAATACAGGCTCTGGAAACCCTGTTTTCATCACTACAGTAGGTATTTTACCAGCGGTTTCAGGCTCTGCAACCATCCAGATTCAATACTCTACTAACAACTCTACGTGGGTTACTCTTGAGAGTCCTGGAGCGACAACTTGGGCAGCTGGTGATTGGATTTATTATGATTTAGAAGCCTCTCAAACACAGCCATACTGGAGAATACTTCAGACCGCAGGCGTAAATATGGGGTTCTATCAGGTCGTATTCGGGACTTCACCTTTGTCAATCAATATGTCGCGTATGAATCGTGATGACTATTCAAGTTTGCCGAATCGAAGTTTTCAAGCTCTGCGCCCACTGCAATATTGGTTTGATAGAACTATCCCACAACCTTCAATGCAACTTTGGCCAGTTCCTAACAGCATTCAACCTCAGTTAGAGCTCTGGTTACATCGTCAAATTCAAGACGTTGGTGCTTTGAACGGTGAAATAGAGATTCCACAACGATGGTATTTAGCTATTCAAAATATGCTAGCTCATCAAATGTCAATGGAACTTCCTAATACTGAACCTGCTAGAATCGCTTATTGTGAACTTCAAGCTGAAAAATATTGGAGTCAAGCTGAACAAGAAGAACGTGATAAGTCACCCATTTATTTTGCACCTAATATAAGTTATTATACAACATGAGCGTCTGGTTAGATACAATGGGTGAAACAGTTTTAAGCATCGCCATATGCGATCGATGCAAGATGAAACGCGCTTATTCTCAGATGAGACCAGATGGTAATATTCCTGCTATACGAGTTTGCAGTGAGGGCTGTTCAGATCAATTTGACCCTTATCGTTTACCAGCTAGACAATCTGAAAAGATTTCGATTCGTTTTCCTAGACCAGATGATGATGTTGCTGAGGATCAAGATGCAATTACAACTGATCCTAATATAGTAAATAATCCGACTATACAAAGCCCTACTCCTACTCCAGGAGAATACGGTATTGCACCTGAGACGTCTGAAGATGAAAATGACGGCAACCTTGACAACTTAAGCCCTTAATATGTCAAATATACGAATTTCACAACTTCCAGCAGCTCCAGTTTCTTTAACTGGTGCTGAGCTAGTCCCAGTCGTTCAGAATGGTCAAACTGTACAAACCACAGTAAGTGCTATAACTACAAGCCCGTCTTTAACGCAAACTTTTATCACTGTTAGCAATACACCTAGTTTAGCAAACAGTAGATATTTAGGTGCAACTAATGGTTTAACGATTACCGACGGAGGCGCGCAAAGTGTTTTAAATATTACTTCTACCGGAGCTCTTCTTTCTCTCGTTAATTCAGGAACAGGTTTTCAAGTAAAAACCAGCTCAACTGCAATTACGAACAGATCTATTGCAGTTTCAGGTAATGGTATTGCAATTAGTAATGGATCAGGTATTTCAGGTGATCCAACGTTATCGTTAAGCGGTCAAATATTAAACTTTGCGAACGCAAGTTTTAATGGGTTAGTTGCTCTTTCCACTGGAGGTGCGATAACTTCAGCGACTATCACAGGTACTGCTAATCAAATAGACGTAGCTAATGGAACTGGGGTAGGCGGTAATCCTACTATAAGTATTACTGCTAATCCACAGTTACCAGGAAATGCAGGTGTAAGTTTGCCCGCAGGTACGACTGGTCAACGTTCAGGTTCACCTATAAATGGCACACTGCGTTATAACTCAAGTGTAGGGTTATTAGAAGCGTATTTAAATAACGCGTGGGTTTCTTTAGCTTCAGGCTCTGGCGTCACTTCAGTGGCTACAGGCACAGGTTTAACAGGTGGTCCGATCACTTCAACTGGAACAATTAGCATTGATGTCACAGGTGTTACGGCTGCTACTTACGGCTCGTCTACCACCACTCCTGTAATTGCAGTTAATGCGCAAGGTCAGATTACAAGCGCTACAAACACAACAATAACTCCTTTAATTAGTTCAATTACAGGCTTGGGTACTAACGTTGCTACCGCACTGGCAATCAATGTAGGTACCGCTGGCTCGTTTGTTGTAAATGGCGGTGTATTAGGTACACCATCAAGCGGTACTCTGACCAACGCTACAGGACTTCCTTTGACCACAGGAGTAACAGGAAATCTTCCTGTTAGTAACCTCAATAGCGGAACATCAGCTAGTGCGACTACGTTCTGGCGAGGTGATGGTGTTTGGTCTACTCCTTCTGGTGCTGGCGATGTGTCTGGTCCAGCGTCTGCTACAGATAATGCAATCACAAGGTTTGACAGCACAACTGGAAAAATTGTACAAAATAGTTTAGTTACTATCTCTGACACTGGCGCGATCACTGCTCCGCAAGTCGGCAGTATTATTCCATTCTACTTCGCCAACCAAGCAGCATTTCCGTCTGCAGCTACTTATCATGGAGCTTTGGCTCACAGTCATTCAGACGGGGCAATGTACTTCGCTCATAGTAGCGCGTGGGTCAGATTGTTAGACAATGGTGGACCATTAGGAACACCCTCTAGTGGAACAGCAACCAATCTTACAGGTTTACCCTTAACTACAGGTGTAACTGGAACTCTTCCCGTAGCTAATGGCGGTACAGGTCTTACGGCTGGAACTAGTGGTGGGATCCTCGCTTATACGGCAACAGGAACTCTAGCGTCTTCTGCATTACTAGCGGCAAACGCTTTAATGATTGGAGGCGGTGCAGGGGCATCTCCTAGCACTACGACTACTGGTACGGGCGTAGTAACGGCTTTAGGGGTAAACACAGGCTCAGCGGGCGCGTTCGTAGTCAATGGCGGAGCTTTAGGTACACCTTTAAGTGGAACCGTCACTAATTTGACAGGAACAGCTTCAATAGATATTAATGGTACTGTAGGCGCAACGACACCGAATACTGGAGTATTTACAACTTGTACTGCGACAACATTTGTCGGTGTTTCTGGAGGAGTTTTCACATGATTTCAGCTTATAATTTTGCAAAAGGATTTTAATTATGGCACAAGCAGGTTTTACACCAATTAGTATATACTACAGCACAACAGCTGCAGCTATCCCAACGTCTGGAAATTTAGTCTCAGGTGAGCTAGCAATCAATATTGTTGATGAAAAGTTATATTTCAAAAACTCTGCAGGTACAGTTAAATTATTAGCAAGTTCAGCTGCAGGCACACCAGTTACAACTTTTTCTGG